AAGCGGCCCAAACGGCCCAGTCAAATCACGGGGCGTGCCAGTCGACTGTGTATCGGTAGCCGCCTTGAATTCCGGTGCCGAAAACGTTCCAGGCGTCTTCAGTGACCGGCCATTAAGTGATTTGACAAAATGTTCACCCAGAGAACGAGCGTTCTCTACCGGAGCATCGGGTGTTGTCCCGTCTCCCTCAAGACTGCCGATCGCCTTGAACAGTTCTTGAGCCGCATTAGCCTTGGCAATCTTCTCGTCAAGAGACTTTACTTCCGCCATCTTGGCTTCCGCCTCGGCGATGGCAGACTCTTCACCAGCCTTCACCTTCTCGATCAGCGCTTGCGCGGCTTTGAAAGCTGCCTCGCGCTGTTGTTTGAGATTCATTCCTGAACCCCTTCCTGCACATTAAGTGCATAGAGTTTTTCTGTCAGCGCCAGGGCTTCGACGGACGGGTTGATGGCGGGCTCCTCCGACTTGGCCCGCTGAGGCTCCTCGTCGTTGGCCGCACCTTGACCGCTGGCCTTTTCCTGGTCGTTTTCTTCATCGCCGCCGCGTACGGCAGCAAGAATTGTTTTGAGACGATCAGCAGCGCCGGAAATCTGCTCGACGGCAGCGTCAATCGCCTTCTCGTTTTTCGCGGACAGCACCCGTCCGGACTTGATGCCGTCAGTCAGCGCATCCACAGCGGCCTTCACTGCGAGGATCTCAGTGTCTTGGTTAGCTCCGACTGGCACAACGGATACTTCATAAAGCTTCACTTCACGCAACTCATTGAATTTCCGCCCGTCCTCTTCTACTGTGCCTTCATCGAGCACATCGAACGCGAAACTCATTTGATTCACGCGTTTGCCCTTGATGAGCCGATAGACCTGGGCAGCTTTCGGATTATCCAAATCTAGAGCCACAGTTACTTTTAGACCGTGGTCATCCTCGATAGCCTCGGTCACGCCCCCGATGTTGAAGTCCGGATCATCCATCCGATGCCCATATAGGACTGGAAGGACGTTCCCAGATTCAGCCCATTCTTTGAGCGTCGTCGCAAATGCGCCCTTCGCCACTACGTCACCGTAAGAATCGGGTTCGCGCGTAAATGTCGAAGCATAAGCTTCGAAAACGCCCTCACCCTGGCCTTCTTCGCCCGCCTTGACACGGATAGGCGCTAGCTTAATTTTCATTCAACCCTCCTTGCGGGCATAAAAAAACCGCCCTTTCGGCGGCTCTAAACTTGTTGCTTCAATATCGGGCGGCGATTCATACCACGATCGAATCGCCTCAACGGTCCCTGCGGGGCGTTCGTCACTTTCCGCGCGGACCAAACACTCTTCCATGTCTGGGTCCAACACGATGAACTCGGCGGCGGCTCCACGATAGGCGTCCACCTGCTCAGCAGATGGGGACGTATGGATAATCCAAGAAGCAGCTTCGGCACCCTTCAAGAGAGCGTCAATCGCGGCAGCACGCGCAGCAAATGCGACGTCTTTTGCCGCACCCTCTGGCATATGCCCGGACGCTCCAAGGGCGCGCGCAATACCGTCAAAATCAACAATTACGTCACCCTCAGTCGCCCGCTCCTTGACATACGTACTCTTCCCAGCACAGGGAGGACCTACAACAATATGAATCACGAAACCACCCCAGCGTGTCCAAGGAAACGAGTGCGGCGCAGGCAGGCAGATACCAGCCGAGGAAAGGTTTTCGGCCCCGCCCGCCTTAACTGCGTATACCATTTCGGCGTTTGACGCCGCACCCAAGTGTGTTAGGGGATTGTCAACTCGGAGATACAGGAACAATTAGCGATCTCGTCTGCATCGCCTCCGGCCCCTGTAATATCGCCCGGCCAATCCATGCCATTCGAATATTTCTCGTCAATTCCTACGGTTTCGCCATTCATCGCTGCATGAGATGGTCGTGGATTCGCTGACGTGGTTAGCCACGTTTTCGTCACGCCGTCGCGCCCAGACTGTCTTCCCATCTCAGTAACAGCGAATGTAGCTAGCGTAGTGGCAAGCGTAATTCCAGCAGATTTAGCCCGTGAAGATTCTGCTTCATCGAATACCCCAGCCGGGGTTGATTTCTCGGCATCCTCATCCACGCTATTAGCCAACGCGGCAGCGATCTGATCTCGCGTCGTCGAATTGATCGCCCCGGCACGAGACTCGGCAACAGCTCGCAAGAATTTCTCTGTACGCTCTACCGAATAATCCGACGCCGAAAAACCTAACGCCTCAGCGGTCGCCTTCCCGACCTTGCCGGACACCTCGACCGCCAACCTATAAAGATCATCCGCAAGCTCGTCGTCCCAACGGTCTCCGTCCCACCAGTCAACATCTTTCGCCCCCAACCGCGAGAGCACTACACGGCGTTGTCGCTTGAAGAATCTACGCAAGACCTCAGCCGAAATTTCCGCATCCTCTTCATCAACCTCAGCCTTCACCTTGAGGGGCGCGCGACCAGACTCACGCCGTAAAACAACCCCTTTGACATGCGAAACTTCGCGGCTGTTCACATTTTGTTGCCCGGCATTTGACGGCATTTGCCCACCATAAAGCAAGTTCAGCGGCTTCACCGGAACGTCATATGCAGGATCATCGAATCGCGGATAATTGTTCAGCGCGCGGGCCTGATTGATATCCATCCACGGAGCGCCAACGGCGGCAGTAAGCACTTGCGCCTGCTCCTCGAAAGTCCCAGACAGCTTTGCGCGGATATTGAATTCAACATAAATATTGTCGTTGTCCGTTATACGCGGCACTAGAAACCCGTTGATGCGTTGCTCGATCATCGCTAAATCAGGCCCGAGCGAATCCTGGTAAAGCATTTTATGGAATTCGCGAACGTTCGCAAAATTTGCCCCATCATTCATTCCAACCATTGTAGGGTTGACGTGGTAGGCCGATGCGACAGTGGAAAGAGCGAGCTTAGAAACGTCAACCCATTCTTCTTCGCGGGCGTTGAATCGAGATGTCTTGAGTTCCATACCCTCTTCGAAAATCGGAGTGCCACCAGCTAAAGCCCCATCGATCCCCGTCCACTTAGCTTGCCAATCGCGAGCAAATTTCTCGCGCGCCTTGTCGGACCATTGGGGAGCAGTCGCCGGACGGACAATATACGTCCCTACGCGGCCACCCCGCTGCCACACTTGTTCCCTAAAAGACCATGCCTGGATCTGTTCGGCAAGCACTTGCTTCAACGCCTCAACCGGCGATAACCCTTTACCTGGAGCGCCCGGCTTGAACCCGTGAAAGAGAATGAAGTTCTCCGACTGGAGAGTTACCAATGCCTTGCTACGTCTATCGCTAAACGTTATCCACTCAGGATTCCACGCGTCTCCGCCGCCCGTAGTAACGATCCACGACGGAGGGATCTCGCGGACTTCCCACCCAGACGGAGAATCCGCCGATTGCACAACCATCCAAACCGCAATATCGTACAACTTCAAATCGGAGACCGTCGAGTAAATCAATTCATATTGTGTTTGAAAACTGTTCGGATGCTTCAACAGCTTTGCCACCGGATCAGACGCTGCGCGACGGCGGTCGGAATCGTCCACACGCTCGAAAGTCTGTAATGGGAGCTGAGCAATATTTCGAGCCAAGAATGAAACGACCGTACGAAGGTGGGGTTGAGTCTCGTACAACTTCTCGACCGACATCCCCATAACTGAGCTAACTTCCTCAGGAGACCAGTCAATATGCTCAATATGTACTCCCGGATTTAGCCATCTACCAACAAAATTAAGAAGACCCACACCACACCCCCTTACGCAAGAATCATTACCGAAACATCGTCTTGCTCATACACGGACTTACTCGGGGCTTCTTCCCGCTCCAACAGTTTCCCTACAGCTTCAATCGAAGCGACAAGTGGAGTCACGTCAACGGTTCCACGCTTGCGATCAACTACCGGCGCGCCACCAGCCAAATAGACCAATGTCGCATCAACAGCAGCAAGATCAAGGACGGGCTGCGGCAAATGCACCAAACCATCACGCGGCTCAGCCTTAGACTTTGCCACAAGATCAAAAAATTTCCCCGTCCACGCGCCAAGCTCGCCGCCAGCCCATGGATGGACAGTAACTCCCTGAATAGCATCGATATCTGGAATCAAACCAGAAGCCGGCGCCCCATTTTTTTGAATGACAACCGTCATACCGTGGTACTTTTCGCTACGCTCAGCAAACCATCCAGGAATCCACTCAACCCCAGCGCGTGAAGCAACAATCTCCACATGAGGCAAACCATCATTCCGAAACCCAGCAACGGCTATGTGCGAAACCGAACGATTCACAGCAACCTCGACAGCCCACGCGAGAGAAGAATCCTCCGAAATCGTGGAAAGTGGATCAACGCCAGCCTCCCACGTACCAGGCGGGAACGGGCCCGACTTCGCCCTAGACAGCCATTGCCCCAAACGCTCACGGCAAAACGCCTCCGGACTCATCGACGTTTTCTCATCAATAACCGTCTGCAAATTTAAGCGGACACCCAACGCGGGATTCGTCGCATACGCATTCTCTTTCCAATCGCGCAGAGCATCATGCGGATCGACATCATCCGGGATAGACCACTCTTGCCAGAATTGGCGAGGATTCTTCCCCGCCACACCCGCAGCCCGTACACGCCGAAAAACTTCTCCCAACATATTCATAGCAGGCGGAGTCCCAAAATAATACTGCTGCGGATCTCCCGACGGTGCCGCGCTGATCGTTGGCAACAATGCCGCCAACTGGTCATCAGTCAACTCTTGCGCTTCATCACATATCAGATCGTCGACAGTAAAACCACGAGCCGCACCCTTCGACCTTGCCGAAAACTCGCATGAGCCACCATTCTTCAAAACGATAGCTTCTTGCCCATTCGTCTTACGAACCTCAACTACCAACTCGGCAAGTTCTGGATATTTCCGCTCATTCTCAAAGAAACTCTTGAGACGAATAAACGCCTTACGCGCCGTCTTCACCTCATGGGCAGTGTGAAGAATTTTTCGCCCTTGAAAGACCATCTTATGAAGCTCGATGATTTCAATCTCGCCGTTTTTCCCGTTCTGCCTCGGAACCGCCTGCCCAACGATTCCGGCAGCCAGTCGGCCGTTTTTCATCCGAGACAAAGCGCCTAACACAAAGTTCCGCTGCCACTCATCCGGAGCCATCCCGTAAGAGGAGGCCAACGTACACGCTTCCTCGCCGTCGAAAGAATCATGTATATGTTTTGGCAGTGAGTTCACGCGCGGAACTTGGCAGCCTATCAGCGCGCGAGACATAAGATCACCATTCCCGTACTACATGACCTTCAAACGTTCCTCACGCTCACGCCTCATAAGATCGAGTGGAGTCACATCACCCATATGCCCAGCACCATCAACCTCGTCAATCTCAGCCCATGTAGCTCGAAGCTCGCGCGTCAAAACTGAAACGGTCCGCAAGTCGCCGGACTCATAGGCCTTATACACGGAGTCCGTCAAAACATCGCGGATATCTTTCAAGGCATCAAGGCGATTACTCAATTTGATTCACCTACTATCAGTGGTCGGAAACGTAAGAATCTCGCGGGGGGATGGATTACTGCCGGCCCCACGACTCCGCGTTTCCGCAGGTCAGAGGCTCGAACGCCCCTCCCTCCTGCTTGCGTTTCCGCATGTCAGAGGCCTGTCACCATTGGCGTGATGTAAGTCCGAGCGTGTTTAGCTGTTCTCCATCGTCTGCTCCAGCCGAGAGGTTGCATAAACGGTGCTCTTGACGTAGATTCCCTGGGTCTTCGCGTAGCTCTGGGTGATGTGCCCAGCTTTTGATATGCCCGAGTGTAAAAGAATTGGGATCGGTTGGATCGGCGTCGTAGTCGATTGGTTGCCCACATCGCATACATGGCTGTGGGCGCTCTCGCCGGTAGCGGGCCTTGATTGTCTGGAGCTTGCGGGTGGATCGTGATGTGACCACTGCTACCTCCGTACATGAGGAAAGCCCTCGGTATACACGGAGGGCTTTTCTCATTGGTTCAAGTTCAGTGAGTGAATTGTATTTGGTCGTGGTCAAAGTCGAGCGCGTCCCAACTTAGCTGTATGTCGTTTTCGTCGGGAACGAG